GACTAATCCAGATAGCCACCCTAATGTGGTGGCCGCGATCCAGGAATACCGGACGGAGTTGGCCCTGAAGTACGGAACGACCTACGAGAGGCACATGAAGGACATGCAGACCATCAGGGATGCCGCCCTATCTGCCGGAGCCTATGGGGCTGCTGTACAGGCCGAATACAGGCGTGGACAGGCCTTGGGCACCATCTATATCGATCGCAAGGAAATAAGGCATGGAACGATCGATTCCATGAGCAAGGAAGAGGTTATGCGCAAACTGGAGGAAATCAAGAAGCTTTATGGTGGCCCGCCGCCTACCGCGATCTTGGAAGTCCAGGCCACCGAAGTCGCCGCGAGTGTCGAGCGCGACCCCAAGTTTGATCAGAAAGCAGTTTTAAAGGAAGCCCGCCATGCCCGTCAAGCCAGAGAGCGCACTCTACAAGAGGATGAAGGAGAACTTACTGAATTGCCGCATAACCCGGATTGAGTCCCGGGTTGGGTTGGGGATTCCAGATTGTTTGATTGCTTTCCCAGGCAAGTTTGTAATGGTGGAACTCAAAGTGGTCAAGCGCGGCCGCAAAGTAGCGCTGAGTCCGCATCAGGTGGCCTTTCATGTTGTCCATGCAGAGATGAAGGTTCCCACCTTTATCCTGGTTCAGTACTTTCCCCCAGGCGAGACGGTTGGGGCTAAGTCTGAGCTTTTGTTGTACGAAGGCAAGCAAGTAGAGCAAGTGCACAACCTGGGGATTGACGCGAACCCCCTGGACAGTTGGAAGTTAACAGGACCGGCCTGGCACATGCTTAGACTGCGACTTTTAGGACTTTAGGGAAACCCCCTATCGACGTATCGAAAAAACATGTATACTTCACTTCCGGGCAAATGATTGTCCGGAAATCATAGAACTTTAGAAAGAGAGAAAGATATGGGTAAATTAGATAAGTTTGAGTTGATTCGCAAGAATCGCCTGGCCGTAAACAAGGCCGCCTTTGACCAGTTGACAGAGGAACAACAAAAGGCCATCCGCGCCGCGCAAGTGGCATTGCGTAGTTTTGTTAGTGACTTTAGCGAGTGCTTTGATGTCAATACAACTACTGCACGTGAGTTGCAAGAATGCTTTTGGGCAATGAACATGGCGTTTGAGACTGAGGAGGAATCCAAATGAATAAATATTCAGCAGAAGTACGCCTGTCGTACTACGTGTGGGTAGACGTGGAGGCCTCCAATGAGTTTTCCGCAAAGGACCAGGCATTGCGCCGGGCCCACTACGAACAGGCAAAAGGCAACGGTGTTTGGGGGGAGGAGCCTGAGGTACTCCTTATGATTAAGAAGGAGGAAGTAGCATGAAAAAAATGATATCGCCTGACATAGAAAAAATGAGTGGTGATGAATGGATTAGTTATAGACGCGAAACCATTGAGAAACTTGAATCCTTAGGTTATCAACTATTGCCAACGGCGGGTTGTAGCACATGTGACGCGGTCAATGATTATGTTTGCTTTGACTGTGAGTGTCTATGGATCGATGAATCGAGGGATAAATACAACGCAACACTTGTCTTGGAACTAGAGGGACAACATCATTCCAATTGTCCCGCGGTGGATAAGTTTGGTTGTTCTTGTGCAGAGATAGAGAAAAAAGTTGAAAAACTGCTTGAAGACTATCACCCCAATGAGATAGGCCGCCTGGTTGGACTGCCTGACAACGAGGCGAAAAAACTTGTGCGGGAGATTTATTTTGGATGGGGCTACACCGAACTGGACGATTGGGTAGTTCAGGAGATGGGGGAGGAGCAGTTTGTTCTGTGTTTGAAACAAGGGGACGAGTGGATTGATGAGAACGGGGACTATCGTTATTTCGACTCTAAAAAAGAGGCCCGTAGCCACTTACGTAAATCGCTCCGGTTGTGGCATGAGCAAGTCGCCTTAAACACCTACTCTTGAAAGGACACAGACATGAGTGCATTTTTTGATTGGGACATAGAACCCGTAAAGCAAGCATTGTTAGAAAAAATCAAGCAAGCGGGCTATCCTAGAAAATCCAGGGAAAGTCTCCTTGTAGAAGAGACAAGCGAGTGGAACCGGATCGTCATAGACTTAAAAGGCTTTGATAAAGAGGAGTTCTACACCGATACCTGGGACGTGGAATTTTGTGGAGAGGAGCTAATGGATGGATCGCTTGTCTACACCATTCGCGCACATGCAATCTATGAAGACGAGGACGGGGAAGACGAAGGATCGTATAGCTCCTGGATTGTTTTGCATCAAGAAGATATCCTGGGGGAGCAGAGTGAATAAATCGAAACTGCCGGAGCGCTACAGAAAAGTGGATCAGCCGCCCAGACCGCCACCGGGGCCGTTCAAGCTGAGAGATATTTTCAAGTTGGCCATGATGGCTTTTTTCAACAATGTAGTGAACAAAAAATAGAAAGCGAGAAAGAAATGAAAGTCAAAGAGTTAATTGAAATTCTTGAGCAACAACCAGTTGATGCAGACATAACTGTTTGGATAGATGGGGAGCGCCTGGGCCTGATCGACGTAGACACATCATTTGTTGACGAACTTAATTTTCTGGAATTCAATACAGAAAGCAAGAGTGACGAACAAGTGCATTGTCTTAAGTGTGACCACGTCTGGGAGGAGGCACGGTCACCGGATGTCTGCCCTAGTTGCGGGAATATTGACAAACAACAAACCGTTTACCTAGTAAAAAATAATAGTTGACAAGTTTTTTCGATACGTGTTATATTTCAATCAGGTCATGTGATTTCCATGTGGCCACCAACCTAGAAAGAAGAAAGAAGAAAGATGGAAAATTTAAACCCAATATTGAACGCCCTGGTCCAAGACCTGGTTAAGCAGCTTACCCCTATTGTTTTGGAGGCAGTTAGCAAGAACGTGGAAGAGTGGAAACACCAAAACGTTGACTTGAGCGCGACTACAACCGAAGAGGGTTCGCGACTTCGCGACCAGGTGGTGGCGATCTTGAACACCTTTGGCCAGGACTCTAGCGAACGATTGGCCACCGAACGTTTTGCAGAGATTTTGTTTAAAACGATAGAGGCCGACAACAAGCTTTCTACGTTTACCAATGACTACAAAATGAAGGAACTGGTCAATGACGTGTTGGACGATGGCCTGAAATCAAGAGTGCTCGACATCTTGCAATACACAAATGACGAAGACATTATTGATGTGGACGCCATGGCCGCGAAGGTTATAGACAACCTGGACATGGCAGACCTGGCCGAAAAAGTTACTGAAGATTTGGACATAGCAGACCTGTCCGAAAGAGTAATTGAAGAGATGGACCTAGAAGACAAGATCAAAGAGTTTTTCAACGACAACTCATTTTCTGTTTCTTTGTCTTAAGAGGCCGACATGGGACTAGAAGAAACTCAAGTTGCAATCGTGGATATGTACGACATACGTGCGTCTCTATCGGATCAAGTAAAAAACCAAACTAGTGTCAGGCCAGAAATCACAATCGGTGAATGCATTGATGACGTGATACTTTTTTTGGAAGAGTTAGAAACCATTTACCAGGAGCAGAAAAAATGAAATTATTTTTAACTACATCAAACACTCAAAAAATTCAACACTTGATGACCAGGAGCCCGGCCGGCCCGCTCATGCAAGCTTTTATACTGGAGGCGATCCGCCGTTACGCTGAGGAAATAGTTAGCGAGGGAATCCCTGAAGATAACCCGCGCGCCTTAATTTCTCCGCGTGCCTGGTACGTGTGCGCCGAAGTGGCACAAGCTGAATTGTCCGAAACGGAAGGGGCCTAATATGTCGAATGATTCAATCGAAGATTTAGCATTATGGAATTTACGCGCGGCCGAACAAATGCAGAAAACCGGTGGGGGTTTCGCGGCCGCCCTGGCACAAGCTTATTTTCGCGCTGACTTGGGAAACCAGGCGCGACTACTTGGCGCGTTCGCGGAAATTTTCGAAAAACATAGGGCCCTAGCGCGGGAGAATCATCTCGAGAAAACGCTCCCTTAAAAAAATAATCTTTTACTTACCCGGCCGCGTGCCGGGTTTTTTTTCGTGGCCCTATTGCAATTTATTTGTTTGTGTGCAATATTACAAACACCGGGGCCATGGTGGCCCTGGAAATAGAAAGTAGAAAGAGAGAAAATTATGCCTGTTATTGGTGATACCCTTTTGACTGTCGTTCTCCCAAGTGGCAACCGTGCGTTGTATTCGGTAAGCCCTCAACATGTAACCCCTAGCGCGTCGAACGTAACGCAAAACGAAAACGCTTATATGTACGGCCGTCAAATAGCCGTCGAGCTTGACGGGGACTGGTACCGCTCCGGGTTATCCGAAAAAATAACCGATTTAAAAACCCTGGCCCTTATCGATCGCGCGCCTCAGGCCGACACAATCCCCGGGGGCCGTCATGCTTAAAACAATCGCAAAAAGCAGCAACAAAAAAACCGGCGCGATCGCGACAACGTACCGGGCCGGAAAGCATCACACGTTCGGAACATGTCCGACAACGTGCGCATTAAATCCAAATAGTGAGCACGGCGCCGCCCTGGTGGACCGGGATTATTTGGCCGCCGTTTATAACGCGGTCCCGCGCAACGGCCAGGCGTGGACCTATTCACATTTTCATTTTGAAAACCTACCGAAACCGGCGCCCGGTAAGACAACGATTAATTACAGTGCGGACACAATCCCTCAGGCCGTGGCCGCCGTTCGCGCCGGTCACCCGGCCACCGTGGCCGCCCCGGCCGGTACTGTTTGGCCTTATGTTTTCGACGGCGTGCAATTTGTCCAATGCCCGGAACAACTGAGCCCGGAGGGTTCGGGGTTTACTTGTGCGACATGTGGCAACGGCCGCCCATTGTGTGCGCGTGGTGAGCGCGATTATGTCGTTGTGTTTGTTGCGCATGGATCACAATCTAAAAAAGTTGCCGCCGGCGCGGACGATCCCGGTGGATGTTATGCCGGCCAGGGACACGCGGCGATCGCCTGGCATGCCACTAGGAAAACCGGCGCGCCTGATGATGCGGCCGCCGTGGCCGCGTTCGCGCGATCCCTCCCGCCTGGTTCGCTACTTCGCCACCATATCGCGGGGGACTTTGGCCGTGCTATTTAATCCCGCCTTAACCCTGGCCGCCATGGTGGCCCGGGCGTATACTAGGATATTCCCTAATAACGTAAAAAATAATTCTATTATTTTAAAGTTACCGGGTAAAATCCGAACTGCCAGGCCGCGAGCCCGGCACCGCCGCCGGTAGGTCACCGGTAGAAACTTAGAAAGTGATCACATGACTACATTAAACCAAGCCTCCAAACAATGGGCCACTCGCCCCGCTGAGGAACGTTTTACTTCACTGCCTGGCATGCTTGCTATGCTAGAGACACAACGCGCAATTTCTCGCGCCGCCGTGGTTTCTTCGCGCAAGCTTCGCGCCGTCCCGCTCGACGATAACCAGGGCTTAATTATCGAAGGCCCGAACGGCCACGGGTACGCGCCTACTCACTGGTCCTTTGGCCAGGCCGCGACGTTGACCGGCGCGCCCGCCGGTTATCTCCGCGCCTTACCCGCTCCCCTGGCCGCGGATTGTTTAAATTATGGTTTTCAAGTGGACCGGTCCGCGCAAGATATCGGGGTTTTATTATCTAACCAGGGTACGCCACAACTTCGCGCCGTGACCGGGCCCAGGTACGGCCGCATTTGGAATGATGACGTAGTCCGGGAATTAATCGATAGGTTCGGCGATGGCGTAACTGGTGACTTTAAAGTGCCTGGCACTTGGGGCCGCCCATTGGATCAAGTGGACATAAAAAACACAACGTTGTATGCCGGCGATCGCGACATGTTCGTGTTTTTAGCTGACGAGAATAATCGCATTGAACTACCAGGCCGCCGCGATGGTAAAACCGGCGAACTGGCCCGCGGGTTTTTTGTCAGTAATTCGGAAACCGGCGCCGGGACGCTACGCGTTAAAACGTTTTTGTTTGATTATGTTTGCGCGAACCGGATCGTATGGGGCGCCCATGAATTGGAGGATATCGCGATACGTCACACGGCGAGCGCGCCGGACCGTTTTATCGAAGAAGTGGCCCCGGCCCTATTGGCCTACAGTAACGCGGCCGCCGGGAATATTAATCAAGTATTGCGCGGCGCCCAAGTGGCGAAAATTGATAAGGTGGATAAGTTTCTCGCCGGCCGGTTCGGCCCCCGTATCGCGCAACGCATCGAGCACGCGCACGTTATGGACGAGGGCCGCCCAATTGAAACTATTTGGGACGCCGTGACTGGTGCCACTGCTTACGCGCGCTCGATCCCCTGGACTAGTGAGCGCGTCGAATTGGAAACCCTGGCCGGCGATATGCTCGAGCTAGTCAACGCGTAACCCTGGCCGCCTGGCCACTACAAACCCGGCCGCCGCGCCGGGTTTTTTTATTCCCTTTGCATATATCGTTCGCGCCTTATTTAAAAACCCACGTTGTATCGAAACCAGGCCCGGCCTGGTCCCGCCTGGCCTGGCCGCTTATCCATCGCACGGGCCGTTTTCCGGTCCCGCCTGGCCGCTCATGCCTGGCCCGTGGTCCGCGGTCCCTGAGGCCTTAAAAACCGGCCGCCGTATCGGAAAACCGGCAGCGTTTTCGGCAGCGTTTTTAGGCAGCCGATTAAGCAGCTGCTGCACGTCGAAAATCTAGGCCTGGCGCGGGTTTGCGCGGGCCGTGGTCCGCGGCGCCTGGTTTGTGTAATACAAAAACCGGCGCGCCTGGTATGCAGTTATTTAATATTTAATCAATGGTTAGTTGTGCAGTTATTTAGCCGCGCCTGGTGGCCAGGCCGGACCGGTGGCCCTGGTCCCTGGTGGCCGGTCCCTGGTCCCTGGCGGCCAGGCCGGACCGGTGGCCGCTGGCCGCGTTGCCTGGTGGCGGCCAGGCCGGCCGCGTTGCCTGGTTTGTCATTACATCGTCGCGCCTGGTGCACCTGGTGTTTGTGATCCGGTGGCCGTGCCTGGTGGCCGCGGCGCCTGGTTAACGTTTTAGGCGTGCGGCGCCTGGTCCGCGGGCCGTGGTCCGCGCCCTGGTGGCCCGGTAGAGTCCCGGCGGCCGTTTGGCCGATAGTGAGCGCTTGCTAACCCCGGCCCCCGAATTTTGGCCCCGTGGGCGTCCTTCGGATGCTTTAGCCCGATTTCACACAGTTTGTGGGGCTCTAAACACAATTGGACCCCGGGCCCCGGAAATAGGCCCCCTTTGCTTTATTTCCGATTCTGTGTAAAAATTTTTGCAAATTTCAAAACTATTTTGTTTCACGTGAAACATCTTGCATGGCCACACAAAACGATGATCTAGAAGTAGAGCGCCTTAAGCTTGAATACCGTCTTGCCCGTCTTGAGGCGCAGGAAAGCGCGCAAAAAGATTTCATGCTGTTCACAAAGTACGTCTGGCCCGAGGCCATCATCGGGGACCATCATGCCAAGATGGCGGACGCATTCAACCGAGTCATGACGGGAAAGCTTAAGCGCCTGATCATCAACATGCCTCCGCGGCACACCAAGTCTGAGTTTGCGTCTTATCTCTTGCCTGCGTTCATCATGGGCAATAAGCCGCGGACCAAGATCATCCAAGCGACACACACGGGAGAACTCGCTGTACGTTTTGGCCGTAAGGTTCGTAACTTGATGGACTCGGACGAGTACAAGGAGATATATCCAAAGGTTGTATTGCAGGCGGATTCCAAAGCTGCGGGCCGTTGGGATACAGACAAGGGCGGCGAGTATTTTGCTGTGGGCGTTGGTGGTGCAATGACGGGCCGCGGCGCGGACCTCTTGATCATTGATGATCCGCATTCGGAGCAGGATGCGATGTCGGAGCTTGCTTTGGACAATGCGTGGGAGTGGTATACGTCAGGTCCGCGTCAGCGATTGCAACCGGGTGGCGCGATTGTTGTTGTGATGACGAGATGGGGAACTAAAGATTTAGCGGCGCGTTTGATTAAGCAGCAGGCTAGTCACAAGGCGGACAAGTGGGAGGTGATTGAGTTCCCTGCGATCCTACCTAGTGGAAAACCCTTATGGCCAGGGTTTTGGAGCGTGGAGGAATTGTTGTCGGTCAAGGCTTCTTTGTCACCGCAGAAGTGGCAAGCGCAGTGGCAACAGCAACCGAGCAATGATGAGGGCGCTATTCTCAAGAGGGAGTGGTGGCAGGTGTGGCAGAAGGAGGAGCCTCCGATTGTGGAATACATCATGCAGTCGTATGACACGGCGTACAGCAAGAAGGAGACGGCGGATTACTCGGTGATCACGACGTGGGGTGTGTTTACTTTGTCTGAGGACTCGGGGCCTAATTTGATTTTGCTAGATGTCAAGCGGGGCAGGTGGGATTTCCCGGAGTTAAAGAGAATTGCCAAGGAAGAGTATGTTCGTTGGAATCCAGACAATGTGTTGATTGAGGCGAAGGCGACGGGTGTGACGTTGCAGCAGGAGTTGAGGAAGGTTGGAATTCCTGTGACGATGTACACGCCGGGTGGGCGGAGGTCTGGAACGGACAAGGTGAGTCGTGCGAACTCTGTGGCTCCGATATTGGAGGCTGGGATGGTATGGGCCCCGGACCGTGAGTGGGCGGAAGCGCTTGTGGAGGAGTGTGCTGCGTTCCCGAATGGGGACAATGATGACATGGTGGATTCGACGACGCAGGCTTTGATGCGTTTTAGGGCGGGTAATTTTATTTCTTTGCACACGGATGAGAAGGACGATGAGGCGGTTGGGGACCTTGTGCCCGAGTATTATTAGCGTCTAAAATGCGTTGACATAATTTTTGTTAGGGCCGAGCATGGATGGACAATATTTACCTGACGATGAAATTGATATTGATAGTCTTTCGTCGTCTGAGCCTCCTGAATATTTAGTACAGGGATTTGCTCGGGGAGGCGAGGCATCGCTTGATTCATCTACTGAGTCGATGAACAAATATTTGTTGGGGGAAGAAGAGGCGAGTCCTACTGCGTATGCAACTATGCCTACGGAGCCTCAAGCTCCTGAGATGGACACGGCTACGGCCAAATCGATGTTAAAGAGATTAGCAACTAAAGGCGAGAGCAGAGGAAAGTCTTCTCGTCCTAAGGGCATGAGTATGGAGGCAGGGGACTTAACGCCCGCCATTCCTGAGATTGGAGCGCCGCCCACGGAGCAAGAGAAGTTGGTGAAGATTGCGACTGCTCGGTCTCAGTTTGATGCGATGGAGAAGGCGTACAAGTTAAAGGCCGCGGCGGCGGCTAGGTCTGGCAAGGGGTTTTCGCGCCCTACGTTTAATGCGGTGAACTTGGATCAGCCGACGCTTGAGAAGTCTGGACCGTTGATGGCGAGGACTTTCCAGTTTGGCGGGCTGGTTAAGGGAATGAAGGCGATGGGAAAGAAGGGGGCGCCGGACCCTGCCCAGCTTATGCCGTCTAGTGCCGCTCGGGGCGCGCAGGAAGGGGCTGCTGCCTCTCCGAGCATCATAAAAGACGAGGGTGGCAATTGGATGACTGGGCAAAAAAGTGTAGAGACTTTTGTCAGGCCTTTGAAAAAGGGCGCGCATGAAGTTGATCCCAGGATAGCGGGGGAACTAGGTATCGCGCCTGATCCAAAACAAAAGGCTTTGAATCAGTGGATTGACAAGAAGATGACGCCATACATTAAAAATAAGATGGCGACACCGAGTGATCCACTACGCAAGTTGGCGGAAGAGGAAGGCATATTGCCTTTCCCTGACACGATGGTTAATGCAGAGGTAACTGCAAACATAAATCGCATAGCTGCCGGTTTGCCTGTTGAACAGCAAGGGCCTATGGCTACGACGACTAGGGGACAGGCCTGGGAGAACAGAGCAGATGCCGCAATCAATGTTGGGCCGTATCACGAGATGGTCCCGGTTGGCTACTCAAACGATATAGGTGAAGTGCTTAAGGAATTTGGCGGAGAGTTTGCAGTGCAGAACCCAACGGCCAAGGTAAGTGGCATGAACATGGGCCGCGGACCGAATCAGCTAGGCTTTGATCATGTTATTGATGTACTTCAAGAAAACATGACAACGGGGCGCTTGAGCCCTGACAGCCTCAGAGGCTTGAGCATGGAAGATGCTGTGCGGCTCACGTACCAGTATGACCAGGACATGGCCAAGAAGATGGCAGAGGCCAGTATCCAGGCGCTCAAGGGAGTGCCTGTTTACAAGCAGTATCCAGAGCAGGGATTTAGGTGGATGCAGTTGGACAAGCCGGGCTACTTTGCTGCGGAGTCTGATGCCATGGGACACTCTGTCCGAGGATACGAGCCGCCTAAAGGGCACCCTGACTGGTCACCTCAATCGGGCAATAGTGGAAGTCTTGGCTATGGGGGCTATGGTGGATGGGAGGCCATTAAAGGCGGAAAGGTAAAAATATATTCGCTGGCCGATGACCAGGGAAAGAGATATGCAACGATTGAGCAGACGCCGGCTCCCCACTACTTAGGTACTTCAGCAAAAGGAAATGAGTTTCCTTATGCAATAACAGCCGGACCGTACTTTCCTCAGGAAAAACTCAATGAAGTTTATGAGCTAGGCAAGAAGCTGTACTATGAAAATCCAAACGCCTATGCGGAAAACAGGCTATTGACAGGGGCACCTACCCCTAGTCCGATGGATAGCTTTCAAACAGCAGCGGATTTGATAGTGGGCAAACGGCCTCCTGTCATTAACCAAATCAAAGGTCCAGGCAATGGCTCTATAAAGGAAGAGGCACGGCCTTTTGTACAGGACTTTTTAAACAGTGGCAGCTTTTCGGACATTAAAGACCTGTCGTTAACAGGGCTACGGGATGTCACTAATTCTCCTGAGCTTGAAGACTTTATAAAAATTAACAATCAAGACAACCGTCGTTTCCTCACTGAGGCTGAGTACAACAAATATGAAAACGACTTTTTAAGAAACGAACTCAAAGGGCAACTGGGCGGGTTCGATCCGATGGCCCCGTCTCCTGTTCAACCAGAAGGCATGGCCGAAGGCGGGGAAGCCAAGAAGGACGAGGACATCCCTGGACTACTGGGAGTATCGAGCTATGCACGTGGTCGTGCGGCGGGCATGTTCCCTGAGGAATCTAGTCAATGGACTAGCCAAGATACGGCGAGACACATGTTGGCCTCGGGCACGTTGGCCAGGAAGTACGGCCCGCGGGCCGCGGAACTTGCTGGGTATGCACATGAGATAAGGGAGCAGCCGATAAGGTTTATTGGTGCTAAGTTGGGTATGACAAAAGAGTCGCCTGACTACAAGCAGGATGTTCACAATAATTTGTTGGGGATTGAGCTTGCGTCGCGCTCTAAGAGTCAAGAAGATTTATTGGAGCTTGTCAAGCAGATGGCGGCGGATGCGAGGGATGAGCAGACTCCTGGAAAAGCGTGGAAGGGCAGGCCTGCGGGCAGTTCACCAAGCGTAGGCAGGTATGGTTCGCAGGGTCCTATTAAGCGTGCCGATGGTTCTCCTGCTACAGGAGAGGGCGAACTAACGCAAGAAGAGATTGATGCTGCGAGTAAGCCGGCGTTTATAACGCCTAGTTCTGGAAAGGGCAGGCAAGCCGGCAATATTAGTAAAGCGTTAGCCAGTGGCAAGGCGTACTCTGCTGCGGCCAAGGGGGTGACGGAGTTGCCGTATGACCTACTGGGACTGCCTATGGATTTAACGATGCTTGCTCGCCAGGCGTTGACAGGGCGTGAGCCAGAGGGGCAATTTGGGACGAGTGATTACATCAAGAAGCAGATGACGGGTTTTGGCGTTCGCCCGGAGCCTCCTGCTGATCCGACGGAGAGGGGTTTTTATACGTCGGCCGAGTTGTTGTCTAATTTTGCAAACCCAGCGGCAGTGACGCGTGGGGGAGTGAAGGCGGCACAAAAGACGGGGCAGGCTGTGGGAGAGGCGGCCAAGACTTTGGAGGACCTCACGGTAGGAGAAGTTCAACGCGCGCGTGTTCGCAAGGCCGGCAAAAAGGCGGAGAACATTCCTGACACAGCGTACGATCCTTTGCGTGAGCGCTTGGAGGCAACGGGTAATCTAGCTTACGCCGTACGTCCTACGGGCAGCATGATGAACACGATGGAAGAGTCGAACCTGAGTAAGTTTATAAGAGATGCACAGGAGCGCCTGGGAGATGTTTTGCCTGATAACTTAGACAAGGCGGAAAGAGCACAGCGGGAACTTTTGATAAAAGATTTTTGGCAAACAAAGGCTAAGAACTATTTTGAAAAACAATTTGGCACGCCTAATGATCCTATATCTGACTTGATAAAAACAAAGCGGATAAAGGGTGCTATCGTATCGGACAGGGCAAACTTCCCTGACTTTTTGATGGACCAATTAGTTGCGGGAAAGACTAAAGTCAGAGAGGCACAACGCCCAAGTCCTGACTTTATGGGACCGATGCAAATTGATCCTTCTCAAACACGTTTTTATCCTAAGTACCCTCCTGCCTTTGAAGAATTTGCAGAGAGGTATGACACGCAAACGGGTTTGACAGGAGCGTTGGTCTCGAAAGAGCCCGGGCTTATGGCGCCCGACTACACCTATTCAAATACGCCGTTAGGTAAACAGCGTGTAGATGAGGCAAGACAAGCCGCGATAGAGAAGCTTATAGAACAAGGGGTAGACCCCACGCTAATCAATCCTAAGGTGGAGTTGAGCACACGCAGCCTTAAGGACCCGCAAACCATAGTGGGTCCGCTAAATGCCCGAACTCTTTACAAACAGTATGAAAGCTCACCAGGTTTTATAGGTAAGATGTTAGGTGAAGGGACGTCACTGCCACAAGAGTTACTTACAGCTATAGAGAAGAAAGAACCGATCTACGATATTGATTCCTTTGGACCTGCTTTAGCGGACTTATTTAAAGCAAAAGGAATTAATAAATATCTGGCCTCTCTGTCTGAGAGAGAGTTAAAGAACGCGCAGTTCCCAGACATAGTGCAGGCAGCCAATGCATCGCGTGAACAAGAACAAAGCCTATCGATGCTGGATCAAAGAATCCGAAAAGGCAAAGCTGTTCCAAAAGAAGTTTTTGAAACGGGCGTGAGTGCTCCAGTAGTTCAAACTAAAACAGGTCCTTATGAGGGATATGCATGGAAGCAGTTAGAGACAGCGGCGTCTACTGTTCCTGAGGGAGCATACATAGGACACTCTGTAGGAGGATATGCCTTGGGTGGAATAGGATATGCGCCAGAAAAGGTGGAAGCATTTAACCAAGGCAGGTATCAGATTTACAGCTTACGCGACAATAGAAACCGCCCAGTCACCACAGTGGAGGTGTACATGGTGGATGAAAACACCCCTGTAGTTAAGCAGATCAAAGGAAACGGGCGCGCTACTGGAAACACGGCACCGGAGAAGTACGACAACCTAGTTGTGGACTTCTTCCAAAATTATCTTAATCCAAGAGCAATTGAGGAAAAGGATGAGTTTTTAACTCCTATCCTGAAAAAGTACAGGGATGCTATAAACTCTAGTTTCTCAATGCCTTAATAATAGAGAGCACTCATGCCCATAGACAAAGCAATAAACCAGGCCCCTCAGTTAGACATTATTCTTTCTGAGGCGGAGGAAATGCCAGACGTTGAAATCGTGTTGGAAGAGGATGGCAGTGCCGTCATCAACATGACAGAAGACGATGCGGATGAGATCGACTTCTATGCCAACTTAGCCGAGGTCATTGATGAAGATGACTTGAGCAGTATTGCTATGGATGTGGGCGCGATGTTTGAGGCGGATAAGTCCTCTCGCTCTGACTGGGAGCAGATGTACTCCAAGGGCATGGACTTACTTGGCCTAAAGCTGGAAGAGCGCACTAAACCGTTCAGGGGCGCCTCAGGCGCGACCCATCCAATGCTGACAGAGGCGATTGTGCAGTTCCAGGCACAGGCATTTAAGGAGCTGATGCCCGCTGGCGGCCCTGTTCGCACACAAGTTGTAGGCCGTGAGACGGTAGAAAAGACCCAACAAGCGGCGCGCGTGCAAGATTTTATGAATTATCAGATCACTTCGGTGATGGAAGAGTACACACCTGAGTTTGATCAGTTGCTTTTCTACACAGGATATGGTGGTTCTGCCTTTAAGAAGGTGTACTACGACCATCAGATAGGCCGCATGGTCTCCAAACTGTGCTTGGCCGATGATGTATACATCCCGTACAACGGCTCAAGCGTCATGAGCCAGTGCCCACGGATCACGCACCGCATTGCGATGGACTCAAACGAG